GTGCGTTGGTTGCTAAAACTCTACCGCATACTCCAGAAAGACATTGGGTTCAAGATTCAGTAACGTACATACCTGTTCATTGTGAGCAGAATATACTAAAACATTTCGGAGTTGAAGAATGAAGAAATACCCATCGTACTGTTGCCAAAATTGCGGTGAAATGATTGGCTGGCTTGGCCGCATTATGCCATTTCACAAATGTAAACACTTCGGAGTTGAAGAATGAACGAACGAATTAAAGACGTTGAAAGAGAAAGTCATCTTGATGTCTACGGTCTTGGCCTGGATAGAGCCAAGTGGGAATATAGTTTAGAAAAGTTTGTTGAGTTAATTCTGCAAGAATGTGTTATACTTAATAAAAAACAATCCTACGAGTTGTTGGGTGTTATTGTTGATACTGAAGAACATGATGGGTTTGATGATATTTGTTTAGATACAGTTAAACGAGTAGAGCAATATCTTTCGGGTAACAATTTATTGAAACATTTTGGAGTTGAAGAATGAGCACTGAAGAAGATAAATTCAAACGTAGTAAGCGTCAGCTCAAAGATGACAATGCTATTAATAAGCAATTAAAAATTGCTAAAGAATTGGGGCATATGGGCCATACAAAATACATTAACGAGCCGAATAGATTAAACAAGCATCATGTATTAGATTGTGGTAACCCAAAATGTATAATTTGCCACAGTGAAAAAGTATTTGGTGAAAAAACAATTAAAGAACGAAAATTTAATCAAGACGTAGAACATACAACCGATAAACGTAGCAATGGATTACACAATGACCAAGAAGATATACTATGAAAAAGTGGGCAGGCGGTATGTGCCTGTTGCTGAATACAACAGTGACTGGATGGATAGTTTTGGTAAAGGTACACACCTTTTGATGGTGTATCCTGATGGACAGTCCCGCAAATTTAACATCAACCCAGACTACGCCGGACTAATTGCTGCTAGTCGTGTAGCCGAAGATGCTATGATTCAGGCTATGCACAAGGCTAGTGAACTGAAACCTGTGCGAACTCCGATAACAGAAGGGCAACGCAAGGCATGGAAAAAACTAGCAAAAGAGTTTGGTGATGAACTATGCCCACTAAGTTACGGCAGTTCACACGATATTGCCGAAGCAGGCATAAAGGCTTTACAAAAGGAAGCAGATGTGTTATACTCAAATCCAGCAGTGAAAGCTGCATATGAGCATTTTATTTTATTGTGTGAATTAACTAAGGAACATAAATCATGATTACGTTAAAAGATTGGATGGAGATAGTCGACTACCGTGTTACAGAAGGTAGCACATACGGTTGGAGTTGTTTTGGAACCAATGCATATTCATTGGATTCCTGGAATGGGGATCATAATGGTCATAGTTTAACTATTACTTTTGATACAAAGACTCAGGTACCATACATGGTAGAAGTACACGACTTTAGATATAATCGTGCTTACCGCATGATCAATTCTGAATACAAGGATGCTCATGATGCTGAGATGAAATCTCGAGGTGTCACAGATATGGCATGGGAAGATGATGCAGGTAAACCTATTGAATTTGTAGATCTTGATGTGGATGACGACTTTATACAAAAAGCATTGGCTATTGTTGCAGGGCAAGATTACGATACTCATGTCATGATGGAAATTGATATAACAGACGAGGAGTTTGTAAAATATGCCCGTCTGGCGCACGAAATGGATATTACCTTTAATGAATTTGTTAATCGTGCATTAAGAGATGCAATAGACAATCGTAATTTGTTTAAAGACTGGAAATAAAATGAAAGTTGGATTGTCTTTCAGTAGATGTGTTAAAGATATCGTTGAGGGTCTAGTAGACATCGAGGATGTTTTAATTATCATCTCCCGTACTGATTTTAATCCCAATGACGATGATCAATGGAAAGGCATTTGGCATGGCTATCGGGGATTTTCAGCAGGCAGCAATCCAGAATGGATTGAGTTTGGAGATGACGACGAGAACAAATTCCGTGCAGTTAGTATAATGTTGTACAATGATGGAAAACTGCACCAGCCTCGAAAATTTGGTGCTTATCCCAGACGACGCTCAGAGTTTTGGTTAGAAACATTTCTGCCAGACTCTGAACTAGAAAGAAACCCTTCCTTAAAACAGGCATGGGAGGACTTTCAATTACTAGCAGGATTAGTAGGAGCCAAGAATCGTACCGACTACCAATAAATAATTCAAGTGTGCAATTATGCAAAAAATATCGCTTCCTTACATTGAAGATTACATCGAAGCTATATCAGGAAGTCAACTTGTAGCAAACAAAGCAATAAGCATAAATCTAGCTAGATACGATATTCAAATAATACAAAGTTTATCTGAGCAAATTGGTCGAGGTGTTTCATTCACTGACCGCCAGGCTGTCTTAGCACATAAAATAGTAATCAAATATAAAAGGCAGTTGGCAACAGTAGGCATTGAATTAGGGATCCACGAGGATAATGCTGTATTCAAGATGCCTACTAGGACCGTGGATCGGAGTAAAACAATTAGATTTCAAGAAGGCAAAATCTATATCAGATTTCCTTACAACGAAAAACTAATTGAAGAAATTAAAGAATCCTCTAAGAATATTGCCGGGGAATTTAAATTTGATAGAGCAGCCAGGGCCTGGGCAGCTAGCGTAACTGAGCCTCGCGTATTATGGCTGCAAGGTTTAGTAAGTAAACATGGATTTGATCTTGATACTTCGTTGTCTGAATTGACCGAACAAATAATAGCTGAACACGACAAACCCTATGCAATTGAACTTAGGCAAACGGATACAGGATTAACTATCACTAATGCTGCAACTAGTCTAGTAGAGTACATAGAAGCCAACTTGGGCGGATTTGGTACAGATAATTTATTGCGACTAATTGATAATAGTAACAGATTGGGATTTACAGTAAATCAAAGTATTCTTGACAATCTATTAGAGAAATACAGTACACGAGTTCAGCAGTTATTAACACATCAAACAATACATGCACCACTATCGTTAAATGACAGCTTAACTGATATATTAGAATATGCTAACATAACTAATCGTTGGCCTATTTACGTTTACGAAAACCCAGAATCTGGGCAACGAGCATTGACGCAACTTGAAAAAGTCTTTAATAAAGATGAATTGTTAATGATTGATCCAGTTAAAAAATATAAGACTCTGACTGTAAACAATGAATTATGTGTGTATCTGCCTCAATGGAATCCAAAATGGGCAGACTCTATTCCGTTATTGGTTTCAATGAATGCATTAATGGTGGGACCTAAGAAAGTTCAATTGATTCAATGTTCAGAAAAGGTTGTATATTGTTCTGAATTCGTATACAATACAAATTAAATTATTAAACTATGTCTGAATGTATATTAGAAATAAATGATGAAGTAAATGTTCGTATCAAGGGACTCGACGTAGAAACACGCAGACAATTAGTTAACAAATACAAATTTGAAATACCCGGCGCAAGATATTTGCCAGCAGTTCGTCTTGGTAGATGGGATGGCAAGGTTAGTTTCTTTCAACTAAGTGGCAGCACTTATATTAATCTTCTTCCAGAAATACTACCTTGGCTAGATCAGCAAGGATATCATGTTGAGTTAAATGATACTAGAACATACATTAATAAATTTAGTTTTGACACGGTAACTGAATCTAGCTATCAGCATATTGCTTGGCCCAAAGGTCATCCAACGGCAGGACAACCTGTAATATTGCGTGATTATCAAATTGAAATTATTAATAAATTTCTAAACAATACACAATGTATACAAGAAATTGCCACCGGTGCCGGTAAGACAATTATCACAGCAGCATTAAGTTCGGCAGTAAGTGATTATGGACGCAGTATTGTAATTGTACCAAACAAAAGTCTTGTTACACAAACCGAAGCTGACTACAAGAATATGGAGTTGGATGTTGGTGTGTTCTTTGGTGATCGTAAAGAGTTCGGGCGCAGACATACTATATGCACCTGGCAAAGTTTAAATGTTTTACTAAAAAATACCAAGAGTGGTGATGCTGGCATAACTATTAATGAATTCCTGGAAGATGTTGTCTGTGTGATTGTGGACGAAGTGCATATGGCCAAGGCTGACGCATTAAAATCACTGTTAACTGGTGTTATGGCACAGATCCCAATTCGGTGGGGACTAACTGGTACTATACCAAAAGATAAAAGTGAAGCTATAAGTTTACGGTGTAGCCTTGGTGAAGTCATTGGTAAGTTAAGTGCAAGCGAATTGCAACTTCAAGGTGTGTTAGCACAATGTCACGTTAACATACTTCAGCTAATGGATCACAGTGAGTATTCGAGTTATCAAAGTGAATTGAAATATCTATTAGAGTCGGAACCCAGACTCAAATATATTAGTGAGTTAGTACAAAAAATACAGCAGTCCGGCAACACGTTAATATTGGTTGACCGAGTCGCGCCAGGCAAGCGTCTAGTAGAGTTACTAGGTGACAGTGCAGTATTTGTATCGGGTGCAACTAAAGCAACTACTAGGCAAGACGAATATGATGAGATTAAAACAAGTACTAACAAGATTATTGTGGCGACTTATGGTGTGGCCGCTGTGGGTATTAATATCCCTAGGATTTTTAATCTGGTTCTTTTGGAGCCCGGAAAGAGCTTTGTCAGAGTTATACAGAGCATTGGGCGAGGCATTAGAAAAGCTGAAGACAAGGACTTCGTACAGATCTGGGATATAACCAGCACCTGCAAATTTGCCAAACGGCATTTAACGCAAAGAAAGACTTTCTATAAAGAAGCCAACTATCCTTTTGCAATTGAAAAAGTTGACTTCTTAAGCAAATAATTATAACAATGGAACTACATGTCACGAATATTAAATTTAGATAACAACAGAGCATACGATATGAATGAAATCCCAGAGGAAGTGGATGACCTTCGTTTTTGTGTGCTAGACAACAGTGATCCTAAGAATCCTGATTACTTTTACATACCCTTGATATTTTTGGAGAGCTTTAACAGTCCTGCACTAGTACTTAAAATTGGTCCTTGGACAGTTAAAATGCCAGTGGACTGGCAACTGTTAATTGGAGAAAATGATTTAGGTGATCTTGAAGTAATACCACTAACTAGTATTAACGATAGAGGCTTTAGCGCATTCTGTTTTAATCCTCTCAGTAGCTTTAAACCCGAATTCCATCCAGTGGAGATCATTGACATTTACAAAGATGTCAAATGGTATTTTCCAAAACTTAAACCAGGGCAGATGCTTGCAGTACCTGTGGAATCAGAAGTTGACAAACCTTTGTGTGTATTTTTTGTTAAAGATATCAGCAGAGTTAGCGAAGTAGTTGATTATGGAAAAGCCTGGTGAGATAAAGATATTTGAAAGTCCCAACGGCGGACATACCATCTACTCAAGGACAATAGGATCTAGTGAACGCACATTAGAGCGCGAGCATGATCCTCGTACCGAGGATGGCAGGTCGCTGCACGATCATATTATGGAAAGTAAGATGTGGGGTGACATTCATCGTCGAGCCAAAACGGATCCTGCCTTGCAAGATGCATTGGATCGTGTTATACTATTGTATTACCTGAGCAAAAAGTAAATATGAGTAAACTAGACATTGCAAATGAAATGCGAGCTTTTGATTCTAAAGATCGTGGATTCTACGATAGCCTCACTGAGGAAGAAGTTAAAAAGTTTAGTACCTATCTCATGCTTAAATGGGGAGGTAGTGTTGACGGATCACCAGAATTACAAGAATGGTATTTGCGTGTTCAAAATGAAAGAGTCAATCAAAACTTTTTTGACTTGGGTAAACATCCTAAGTTACAATGGCTACTGTGTACTACAGTTAGCCCCGGACTGGGCCCTAAACGTCACTATTGGGTTAGTACCAAGAAGAAGGGCGATCAACGTGCATATAAGTTTGTTGAAGAACATTTCCATGGCTTGAAGCCCAATGAAATTGAAATAATGGTCGAATTAAATACCATGGAGCAATTTAGAGAAATGGCCCGTGATATGGGTTGGGACGAAAAGAGAATTAAAGCAGAGCTATGATCTCGGATATAATTGATGTTTGGAAAACAACTAAAGTGCCCGCAGCAGATCCTAAGCATGTATGCAAATTTTGTAACAAGAGATTTACTAAAGAGTCTACCTTAGTTAGCCATGCCTGTGAAAAGAAACGCAGACATCAACAACAGTCTGAAACTGGTGTACAATGGGGATTTAGATCTTATCAACTGTTTTACAATAGTACACAAACATCCAATGGTCACAAAACATATCAAGATTTTTGTGATAGTCCTTACTATACTGCTTTTGTAAAGTTTGGCAGATATTGTGTGGATATCAGATGCATCAATGTAAATTCTTTCACACAATGGCTATTA